GCCAAACATGGCGATGTAGCTCAGCTGGTTAGAGCGCACGACTCATAATCGTGAGGTCAAGAGTTCAAGTCTCTTCATCGCCACCATATATGCCGCTTATAGCAACGGTTTGCGAAGTGTGTAGCCCACGAAGGTGATTTTCATGGGCTGAGTGGTTTTAGCATAGTTAATAATAACCGTTGGTATATAAGACCTCGCGCTGTTTTTGCAGTTGTGAGGTTTTTGTGTTTATATGGGCTGTAATAAGGGCAAAAAATTAAGCCACTCGTTTTGAGTGGCTTTTTTTTGTGTGGTGAAATTATTGCAGGGCGTTGGCTAGGTTTTTTATGATGTGGTTTGCGTCCTTGGGAATAAATTTGCCGTAGTGACGGTGAATCATATCAGTGTTGGTATGTCCAAGCTGATTGGCAAGCCACTCTGCTGTCACTGCACCTGTTGATAGCACTTGGCTTGCATAGGTGTGCCTGCCGTTATTGACAGGTCGGTATCTAACCCCACAGGAGTCAAGATGGGCAGTCCATCGTCTTGATAACTGGCTATATGTAAAATGGCTGATCTCATCATACCAAAGCCAAGTTAAAGATTGTGATTTGATTTTTTTGTTGTCGCGGTCTGTGATAGCGATTGTATTTTTGGGATTGTCTTTGACTTGGTTGATTTGTGATTGTAACGCGTTGATAACTTCGGGCAATAAATCAACTTGGCGTTTGCGGCGGCGGTTTTTTGTTACGCGGTATTGGTCACGAACAAAACTGCGATTGACGAATAAGCAGCCTTTTTCTAGGTCTAAATCTTCGACCGCTAAACTTATCAGTTCGTGGAATGATAATCCGCTCCATAACATGACTGTATAAAGGTTATGCAGGGTAGGGGTTGTTGGGTGGTTTAATATCCTTGTTATTTCGTCGCGGTCAAATGGGTCGATATCATCTGGGTCAGTTTGTCCCAGCGATATGTACTTGGTTGGGTCGTTGATGGTTTTTTGATGTCTTGCCCAGTAGCTGTAAATTTTGCGCCATAGCATGAGAATTTCTTTGACCGTTTTGGTCGATAGTTTTTGTAATAGTACGTTATAAACCCATTCCTCTATATCTTCTACCCCAATCTTAGCGATAGGTTTCATTCCCCAATATGGTTCGATGTGGGTTTTGACTTTGCTGTCGTAGGTGTCAAATGATATTTTGGCGACTTTGTTTGTCTCAACTTTTCGCCATTGGTGGATATAGTATCCAAAATAGCGGTCAGCTCTCTTCGATGAGTCGGGGAATACGGTATCACGGTCAAAAATACCCATGCGTAGTTGCTGGGCTATCATGTCGGCAGTGGCTTTGGCGGCGGCAAGGTTGGCATCGGTGGGTGGGCTGTTATATATAGTCTCGCGGTGACGCTCACCGTCGATTTTCCACCAAATTCTGATGGCGGTTTTGAGCGGTTCAATGCCTGATGATATTTTTTGCATGAGGTATCCTTAATTTCAGATTTGGATAGGTCTTTTTACGCGCGTTTTTGGGGCAAACGAAGGGTTAAAAACACGGTTTTTTTGCCGTGTTTCTACCGTGTTTTTTTGGTGGTAAAAAATAAAGGTGATAAGGTGATTTTTTTACTAAAGCACAGCGACTTTGTTGTAATCAAAAGGCTTTGCTTGGGTAGCAAAAAGGGTGATTTTTTGGTGATCATTGGGTGATTTTTTGGTGATACGATACGCCAATGGCAGTTTTAGATAGTATTTTTTATCCTCACGCTGGATGTGTACTTCCATTTTATCTGTAATTCTTTTAATGGCTGTCATGAATTGGTGTTTGGTGTAGTCTTTGGCGTAATCATCGTAAGCAAGGATGGTCTGACCCTCAGCTATTTTGTCGATAAAAATACGCAATAGGGTTCTAGTTTTATCGGCCACAACAGGTACAATTTTACCTTTAACCCGTATTGATAAATCGTCACCGAAGGTAAAGCCTTCATTACGGGCTTTGTTTTGGTAATAACGATTTAAGTCGTGCAGGTCAAACAGTCTGCCATCCATACGAATTAAGGTCTCGCGATCTAATTGCTCAACGCTTTTGAGTGTGCCTGGTTCTGAGATGGCGTTGATGTGACTGACAACATTTTTGATATTGGCACTTAAAAAGATGTCGCTACGGGATTTGAAGAGCTGCATTTTCATGATTGGTGTCCTGTGAAAGTTTGTTTTGGCATTGGTCGCAGATGATGCCCACTTCTGGGATATAGGTGCAGAGGTGAGCAGGTCGATAGTTTTTGCAAACATCGCATGGGCATGGCTGATATTTTTTAAATACCTGTGTGCCTAGTGCTAATGTTTTAGTTGCCATGTCGGTGCTTCTTGTCGTGGTATTCCTGGCAGTCAATACAGCGAGTCACGCCGCCAAGTTGTTGCCGTTTTAGTGGGATTGGTTCGCCACAGTCTTTACATTCTGTCAATGACGGGCGGTTGAATTTTGGGGCGTTAGCAATGGCTCGCTCGATGGATTGTTGGGCGACGTCATTGGCTTGGTCGATAATGTCAGTCATTTTTAGCCTCTTTTAAATAAGTTTTTCCGAACCAGTCATCAGCGATGTATTCGCCTGTGAATAGAACTTGGTCGCCCTTGGAAAGCTGAAGGGTAATGCCTTCAGCGTGGTTGAGTAGTTGGCTAAGGTCTAAACCTGTCAATCGCTCGACGACCTTTGTCATTTCATCATCTGACATAGGTTTTGATTTTCGGTTGAATATATTTTTCAGCATGACTTGATTACCTTGAATTCGATTACCCACACCCACTGATTATTCGCCCAACGTTTAGGGCTGTTTTCGTCGTAGAGTGAATCCCATGATTGAGCGAAACAAGATTGAGAAAAACTATTAAAACCATGTTGCATTGAAATTTTGTCGATTGATGGGTGACTAGGCGGCATACCTTCTTTTTTTGCATCCGTTTCGCTAATATCCTGCAAACGCTCAACACGAATATCCGTGATTTCTAGCAAGATACGGCTTGCCCAACGTGGCATGGTAATGGGTGATTTCCATGCACCTTCGACACCATTAACTAAGTCATCAGCCCAATCAGCAAAAGCATATTTTGCTAAACGTGGGTCTGTGTAATTAAGAGTCCCATATTCATCTAAAAATTCTTCGTTTTCAGAAAGACAAATAATTTCGTTATCGGCTTTATATGCCAAAGCAGATTCACCACATGAATTGACTGGTGCCCATGTTTCACGCACCCAAAGACGGTCGCCAATTTTGCCATATGGGCATTTGACTAGCTTGCTCGATGTAACCATGCAGCCAACAGGCTTATTAAAAAAACAAGCACTACCTTCACGGCTCTTATCGCTTGACTGTTTGATGATATGACCATGGTCATAAGCGCCGATATCACTCTTAATTACCCGTCTTGCCATCGTCTTTTTGCCGTCTAAAATAGCCTTGACCATTTCACCGCTAAAGATGATTGGGCGTTCTTTGATATTTTGTTTCATCGTGGTTTCCTTTCAGGGGTTGATTAGCCATTTTGTGGCCTGGTAAAAATCCAACACTTGAGCGTCTTGTTTTTGCAGTCGTTCAGGTTGGAGTTAACGCTGACATTGCTGTCAACGTATTTGTAACGACTGCTATTTTTAAGTAGCCGTTTCATCTGGGTAATGTCTGGCAAATCCTGATAATTGAGTTTTGCGATTTGATAAAAATGGTTGAGATTGATGGCGATATGGCCATTGATGTCGTCGACACGTTTGTGATTGACATATTTGCCCGTGGCCTGTAAAAACTCGAACACGCTCCAGAATTTATCAACATCGGGATGGTCGGCTTGTAAGCGTTGAACTCGGGTTTGCGCCATTTCAAATAATGCTTGCTTGGCTTGTTCCGCTTGTTGGTCCGTCATCAATCCAGACAGTACATGCGTTTGCAAACAGTCAATCATGGCGGCTATTTGTGCATGATTGAGGGCAATACGAGTATGGGTAACACCAAACTCGTGATAGCGTGCCTCATACATACGGATTCGCTGTTGGTAAGTTTCTAAAATCGCTTGTTCATTTTTCAGTGCATGCGCCATAAAACGACTGGTTAGCTCGATGGGCAATCGATCAAGGCTGTCGACGATGTGCTTGGTCTCTAGCGTCTGACCATCCCGTGTCAATTTGACATGGATAATACGGGTTAGCATCGCCTCACTGGCTTGGATTTCCTCATTTTGGCTAATCATCACGGCGGCACGAAATGGCGGTGAGTAAGTATCATTACCGTTGTTTTTGACGCCTTTAGAGCGGATGGAGCGACCATTAAACGCGTCTTTGAGTGAGTCCCACTCAAAGGTTTTGAATGATTTGGCTTTGCCGTCTTCGTCGTTGCGGTCGCCTTCGATTAGGGCGATAGGTAAGTTTGCGACTTGGGCAAAGTTGCGGTATACCGCCACGCTTGTAGATTTGGATGGGTCAAACCCTTCGTAGTCTTCTCGACCTGAGAGTTTCCACATAAATTCAAGCAGACGTGATTTACCTGCACCTGCTTGTCCTACCAATTCAAAAAAGGGATATGAGCGATCAAGTCCGCGGATTTGCTCGGCAAAGTAGGTGCCAAGCCACCAAGCCATGACGATGGTGCCATAAGCACCGCGAACGCGATGAAAGTTATGCCACCAACTAAAATCAGGCTTGTCTTTGGTGTTGATGTGCAATACAGGGTCATTGGCCAATGACTTAATCTCAAGTCGGCCTAATTTGAAGTAGTCCATACTATTTTTGGCGACGACTTTGCCTTTGGATATTGCCACATCATTAAAGATATAGGCTTGGTGCTCTTTGGCGTAACCAATAAAGTCCGTGGTTTTGACTTCTTTTAGCCCTTCCATTTGGTGCTTGGCGATGATATCTAATTGCATAGCTGACCCTGTCCAAAGTACACCCGCAAAAACCGATAACAAACGCGGTTTTAATTTACTGGGACTAGATAACTGGTCGCCTGTGATAGTTGTTTGCTTGTCGCCTTTGTTGGTGGTAACTCGGGTGAAGTACCAGGATTCATCTGTGACGTCGTTGCGCTGAAAATACAGGGCTTCGAGTTTGGCATTTAAAATCTCATGGGTGGTCGATGTCTGGCGAACAAACTTTGCCATCTGTTCATCTTCCCCTTGAATATCCCCTAACATATCTTCAATCTCATGGGCTTCAACATCAATGAGTTTGGATAGTTTGGCGGTGTCAAGCTCAAACCAGTAAGTGCGATTAC